GTTAAGCAGACACCAATCTTTAAGCCAGTTAAGCAGACACCAATCTTTAAGCCAGTTAAGCAGACACCAATCTTTAAGCCAGTAAAACAAGAACCAGTTTTCAAGCCAGTAAAGCAGAAGTAAATGGTTTTTGTACTTTAATGGAACCTGGATCCTTCCTTGATGCTCTTTGCTCCATGGCACGAAGAACACAGCGCCTGCAGATTATTCTCATCCAGTGCAGGACCACCTTGCCTTATCGGTACAATATGATCAACAATATATGCTCTCGTAAGTTTTCCATTTCTCCTGCATTCCTCGCAGAAAGGATGCGCGATTAAGAAGTTTTGCCTCAGGTGTCTCCACTCACGGGAGTGATAAAACTCCGCTGCTCCTCGGTCCCGCAACCTGGCATCATACTGTGCATTCATAAGCTTCTTATGCTCTGTGCAGTATCGTTCGTATGTCAGCTTAGGGCAGTTTGGATAAGCGCAGGGCTTGGGTGGGCGGTGAGGCATCTATTTCTCCGGCAAAAAGAAGACCCGCAGGATTCTACTCCTACGGGCTTCGCAGTTTAACAATAACATGTGTCAAGAAGTAGACTCTAGTGGAACTGAACTAGACTTTGCTGGATTTTACAGGATTCTGATGGTAATAATAAGAGTATCGACTGGTACACTGACTACTACACGATTGTTTTATAGGGGTTATATGGCAAAGAACCACTTTGCTCAATTCAACAAGTATCTGTTATTTTTGAGCAAATCCAAACCCTTTCTATGAAGTCTGTAAACCCAGTCCTTTGAATACTCTAGCTCTCTAGCTATCGTAGTCCAGTCCTTGAAGCACAGATACCTGGCAGTTAGAACTTCCTCACATGCAGGATTGTTTATTGAGTTTATGGAAGTAGTGACTTCTGATGTGGCTTTGCCAAGATCTTCTGTAAGCTTTGTAATCTCCAATTCCAGATCCAGAGCTTTGGCCATAAGAGACTCGAGCCTATGGGTATCAGGAGATTCAGAGCGGGAGAGGTTGCTTATGGCTATGGATGTTCCATTGATCAGATTGTTGACGCTCTGAAGCTGTCTGGTCCTGATTTTGATGAGTCTGGTAAGATCAAAAGGTCTGTTCATATATTCTCTGACTGTCATTTCTTCAACCTCCATGCAATATCTGCCGGTATAACTCCCGGCGCGAGTTCCCTCAGAATCGAATACCACTCGCTTTCGAAGAAGCGCTCACATTCTGCTTTCATATCTTCATTTCCTTCCTGCCAGTCCTTAACCGCCTGACGCACTATCCCAGCAGCCAATAGGGAAGTCCCTCTCTTATTCACCGTGAACCTCCTTGCAGTCAGCATTGAAATACCTGATAGGCTTGCTCTTTGATCTTGCTCTTGCGATTTCCTTTTTCATGAGATCCGAGACATCTCCGAACACCCAGACCTGAGCACAGCAGTCCATGTAGATGCGGCCCATATGTGATGCAAGTTCTGTCTCTATGCCTGAGTACAAAAGGCCCGTGCAGAAAGGGGAGAATCCGCTACGAACTGCAAAGCTACAGAACTCACTCAGGTTTTCCCGGTTAAAACGGGGCGAGGCGCAGATGTAGATTCTGGGCATATAGGGCCTTTTGCGCTTTGAGATGTTCTTCATGGCAAGGAAGGCAGTCGGATCGGAAGCGCCTGAAGCATTACACATGTTGCTCATACCAAACCTCCAAGAAGAGACTCTGTGTAGTCACGAGCTTCAGAGACTGAACGGACGATGCGATAGGGGAATCCGAAAGAAAGGCACATCTGCTGAAACTGCTTCTGAGCTTCGCGCTGTTTCCCAGTCTCGTTCTTCACTTCCATGAAGGCGACTCTGCCATGTGGAAAGAGCAGTACCATATCAGACACACCGGGCCTGAGTCCCATAGCAATCATCTGGCCTTGTCTGACGGGGTTTCCTGCAGCCTCATTAGGAACGGAGAAGAACTCAAGAAGACCCTGCTTTCTGAGAGGGATGAGATACTTTACGATTTCAACCTGAATCCTTGCTTCAAGCATTTGCCGCCTCCCAGACGAATCTGACTTTCTTTCCATCGGCTCTATGTCTGCACATGAATGCAAGACACCAGTCGAAGAGCAGATAGTTGATGTCACAGAGGTGACAGTTTTCTGTCTCAAGACCTTTCTTCCGTCCACTTCATCGGTGTGCCATTTAGTCGCCTCAACTTTTTTTTTTTTTATCTTTTTAACTCCTTGTCGCTTTGCCCCGGAATCGTGGTCGCCCAGTCGCCCCTACTACTACGTAGTAAGGGGCGGGACTGGAAAGGCGACTACCGACCGGTATTCCGCAAGTCAGTCGCCAGTCGCCAAATCAGAAAGGCGACTCGGGCGACAGTCAACTCCAATGGCCTGAAAATGGACTGCGCAGGCTCTTGAAGAACGTACCTTTTCGATGAGCTCAGGACCCGTGATATAGAAGGTCTCGGTGCTCCCGTCATACTCGATTGACCCGTCCTGAAGAAGGCGGAAAACAATGCTCTTTGACTTCTTTGCTTCGGACGGATTTGGATTAGTCCTGTCATAACAGACCTTGGACAATGGGTTGTCGGAGAGGCCTCTGAAGTACTCTGTGAAGTCCTTTCTGAGGATGTGGAAACCCTCTAAGTCGGAGTAGTCTCCATACATGCCCAAAGCAGAGATGATGGCATTCTCGTCCTCATGCTTGAACTTGCGCTCGACCTTGGTCTCGGCTTCTCTTTCAACCTTTACAGGGATTGCATTGGTCACATTGTGGCCATCCTCATCAAGCCAGCCTTCGACCTCATGCTTTTCGAGAATGTAGAGAATAGGTTCCTGCTCGACGCCGGCTTTGTTTTTTGTGTGCTCAAACTTGTACTCGCCGGTCTCTGTCTTTGAGACCTTCATCTGGTAGTCCATGGCTCCGAGAAATACGCTGCTTCCACGGGATCTGTCCTGATCCGTGACTCCAGTGTGATGGACCAGAAGGATAGAACAGGTGAAGCGACTGGCGAGTCTTCTGAGAGCTTTAATGAACATGGTTGACTCGAGCGTTGAGTTTTCATCTGAGGCCATATAAAGGTTCAAAGTGTCCACAACAACCAGATCAGGATTGAAGTCTGAGATTTCTTTCTCAAGAGAGGAGAGCAGGCTTGATTCTCCTTCTGCTGTGTCCAGGTTGAATGTGTCCTCAGCGATATACATGGTGTCGGGAATCTCGGTGATGTTGTTCTGCTGAAGCCAGCAGGCCATACGCTCATATGAGGCATGATGACCTTCACCACAGAGGTATAGAACTCTGCCATTTTTGACCCTGTGCCCGAACCAATCTGGCCTGCCTGTTGCAACAGAAAGCATGAGGCTGATAGCCAGGTAGCTTTTGGTTGAGCCTGACTTGCCAAAGAGCATTCCAAGGCTTGCTGCCTTTGGGACGATGTTATCCACAAGCCAGCGCTGGGGGACAGGGTTTGAGACTACTTCCTTCAGGGTTTTAAATGTCCTGTGTTCTTTGCTTACTCCTAATAGGGCACAGAGGCTTCCTCCGGAGAGCATATAGTCATCTGCGTCAGAATCACTCTCGTTCAGGCGAGGGACGACTATGTACTGGTTACCAGTCTTCTTTGCACAGAGCTCGCCTTTGCCGTTGTCATCGTTGTCAGCGACTATGGTGACGTGAGGGAAGAGCGGAGCGACAGCGACCAAGTTGTCTGCATTGAAAGCCACGATACAGGTCTTTCCTGTCTCCTGGAATATGGCCGCAGCCGTGGCAGGGCCTTCAGCCATGAACATAGGTAATTCAGAACCGATCCACCAGTAGCATCCTTTGGTGCGACCTGCGGTTTTAAAGTGCTTATTACCCTTAGGAGAGATGTACTGTAAGGATGTAATGGTTCCGTTCTCGTCATAGATAGGAGCAACCAAATCCCTGTCAGCCTGTCTGAAGCCGCAGTCGACTGTTATGCCCTTGGCCTTGAGATAGGGGTGCTCTGGGTCAGCAGAAGGAAGGGTAGACCACACCTCGGCGCTCTCCTTTGCAACCTCAGCCTGACGCTTGATTCTGGCCTCACGTTCCTTTGCCTCGATTTCCTCACGATACTGATCAAGACGGCTTTGCTCTTCAACTGTAAGTTCACGAGAGAAAGAAGCCCTGAAGAAAACCTTAGTGTCAGTTGCCCAGTCGCCAAAGGCCCCGCAATGCTTGGCCTCGGAGAAAACATACCAGCCGTTGAGCTTGTTCTTCTTTCTGCCCGAGGCATAGAAGCGGTGGATTTCTCCGTCGGCGATAAGCGGCTCTGAGGGTGTAGTTATGCCGTTTTTCTCCATCTCAGATCTCATCTGATCGGCTAACGGAGTAGCAAGCGGTATATCCAATATCTGCTCCAGAGGTTTTCTTATCTCAAATGGCGTGAATTTCATTTATTGCCTCAGAACGGGATTCCGTCCTTGTCGATCCAGTCGTTGCAGACGTCCAGAGAGCGTGCAAAAGTTTCAGGCACAACCATGTCGTATTTTTTGCATTTGGGGTTTTCGAAGTGTTCGCAGAGAAAGCAGCACCTAGGCATTCCTGGATGCTCGTTCCAGAATTTGACGAATTCAGGTTCTTTATACATTCAGTTCCTCCAGATGATTTTTGTGATTTCGGGATAACCTTTGCGCATGCGATATTTGATGCTGTCCGGCAAAGACCGTGTGTGATTGAGAGCAGTGCACATATCTGTCATTGAGTTCTGGCATGTTGGATCTACATGAGCCTTGGTGCAGAGAGAAAACAGGTCTTCTGTTGCCTTCTGTCCGGCATAGCCTTCGTGGCGGATGCAGTAATAACGCCTGAGAACTGGGTCCCCGACCTTGTAGCCGTAGTAGCGGCACACCAACATGGGAATAGAAGCTTTACGAGAGAACTCAACTGTCCATTTCCATTCACAAACACCTAAAAGCATGTCGCCGGTTTCTGAATCTGCATCGGATAGTTCCATTTGCTTTTCTTCAGGCTCAGGGAATTCATATCCGCACTCAGGACAGACTGTGGTATTGATTGGCAGGTATTCTTCACACCAAGGACAGATCTTCAGCGGAGCAATGCCGACTTTGTCTTTCTTCTTGGGAGGCTCAATGTCATAGACTCCGCCATGTCTCATGATGTTTCCGGCAAAGTCCAGAATCAGAGTGTTTGTCTTAGAAGGATCAGGTCTTAATCCTCGGCCTATCATCTGCACGAACAGTCCGGGAGACATGGTTGGTCGGAGTAGGGCAATCAGATCGATATTTGGAGCGTCAAAGCCTGTAGTAAGGACGCTGTTATTGGTAACAGCTCTTAGCCGTCCGGCTTTCAGGTCTTCGAGTATCTGAGCTCTTTCATCTGCAGGAGTCTCACCGGTAACGGTCTGGCAACTGATACCCATGTTCCTAAGAATCTGGGCCATGTGATCGGCGTGTCTTACACCGCTACAGAAGAGTACCCAGGTATGACGGTTTTCGCCCTGTTCAACAATCTGCTTGGCTACACTGAGATTCATGTCGTTCTTATCCACTGCCTCCTGCAGCTCATCCTTCTTGAAGTCACCGAATCGGTCCTTCGATACCCCGGTGACATCCAGCTCGACCTTTGTATGCTTGTTTGAAAGCCTGCAAAGGTATCCCTGACTTTGTAGCCACTGAATCGACCGAGTTTTGATGAGCGGAGCAGAAAAAAGTGAAGGTTGGTCTGTAATCAGGCCGTGGCGCATGCGAAACGGTGTTGCAGTAAAGCCGACACATTTAAGCAGCGGGTTGACTTCCTTTAGATCTCCGATGAAGATTCGGTACATACCTGTGTCCTCTGTGTTAATCAGATGGGCTTCATCGATGAGAATCAGGTCGATATGTCCGAAGGATACTGCCTTTCTGTAAACGCTCTGGATTGTTGCGATGGTTATCGGCTTTCCGAGCTCTCTCTGATTGAGGGCGGCACAATAGGTGGCAATCGGGGCCTCGGGCCAAACTTTCAGAAGCTTCTCCCGGTCCTGTTGAATTAGCTCACGCTGGGGAGCAAGGATGATGATGCGTGTAGTGGGGTAGAGAGACAGAGCCCTATAGACATAGCCTGCGATAATCCAGCTCTTGCCGGATGCCGTAGGTGCTTCCACGCACGGGTTTCCGTCATTGGCTATAAACCACTTGTCCAGAGAGTCCAATACTTCTGTCTGATAATCTCTAAGCTTGTCTATCATCATCTTGCTCCCGAAATGCGCTTACTTTCTTGCCCACGGTGGTACCGATGCAGCTACAGGCTTTGAAGGAGACTGGACACTCTGTTCTGGTGCAGACATCTCTGCCTTCTTGTAGGCGAGTACGATGTTTCTCTGCTCTTTGCCGGGCTCGACCTTAGTCGCATCTTCAAGTCCGATCTTGATGTTGATCACAGCTCCAACGTAGGCATCGGTGTCATCGGCAATGCTATCAAAGCCACATGCTCTGGCAAAGTCGGAGAACTGCTGCTGACCGATTTCCTCGGCTTTGATTGAGCTGTTTCTGATGTTGAAATTGCTGTACACAACCCTATTATTGAAAGTCGGTCCGAGGATTATGAACTTGACTGCGATGATCTCTCCAGTGCCGGAGCTGTTCTGCTTCCAGGTGCACTCAGATACGCTGGCATCATAGTTTCCGGGGATGATTGGTCCGTACTGAGTAGGGGCCTTCATTTCAAATTTTGAGAATTTCATTTTCTTTCTCCTCCTATCTTTGTGAGTATCTTTCCGAGGTCCGCATCTTCGTAGGCATCAAGCTTTCCAGAGCGGTCCTTACAGCACCAACTCGAGTCACTGAATGTCTGAATAAAGCGGATGTTCTCGTTGTTTTCGTTTGTTTCTGACCTCATAGCCAGTAGCTCGTCAAAAACGTACGGCAACAGCTGTGAAAGCTTCTGACCGGGCATTGAGGGACCAAAGAGAAGCCTCCCGCTGTCGCTTTGGACTCTTTCCTGTTTGGCTGTCATGTAGACGGTCACAGGCAGGTCTCTGAAGGCACGAACAAGGTCCATGATCATGTCCTGCATGCCCAGATATGCCTGTCTTACGTCCTTGGATTCCTTCTTTTCGCTTGAGAGAATGACTTCGGCAAGTTCCGAAAGACTGTCCAAGATGATGCAGTCGTAGTCCTCAAGGTGCTCCACAACGTGGTTGAACGCCTCAGTCAACTCGTCCATCGTGTGGATGTCCACATATTGGATGTCGGTACCCTGAAGGCTCAAAAGTCCGCCTTCAGCACTGAGGATCATCTTCCTGCCCGGTATGGTCTTAATTAGCGTGGTCTTTCCGACTCCGCTCTGACCATAAACGAGCAGGGTGACACCTCTTAGTGCTATGTCTGCTGTTGATTTGATTTCCATCGTTCCTCCTTATCTAAGAGAGCAGGAGAGGCCTTCCTGAACTGACGCTCCGGGAACCTCGATGCCTGACTTAATCAGCTCTTTAAGCTCTTTTTTTGAAATCTCTGCAGGAACATAGCGCAAGCACTCCATGTGGTGGTTGTCGGCAAGGAAGGCACGTGCTTTGTTTTCGTCATCTAGCACAACACGCTCGGTTTTGCGGTAGCAGAGAGTAGCAATACCAAGGTCTGTCTTCTGACCTCCGCAAGCGTGGTTTAGCCATTCGAGAAGCAAATTTTCTCTGTTTTCGAGTGACTTCCTTCTCTCGGCGAGGCGCTTTTCTTCGGCTTTTAGTGCAGCTTGGTCGGAACGGATGTTCATTACGTACTGGGCTACGCCTCTGAGCTTCTGCTGCCTCATCATCTCCAGTTCGTCCAGCTGCTTGGCTATCTCCTCCCAATTGGCCGGGAACATCCCGGTCTCATCCGGTTCAAGCAGGGCTAAAATCTCTGAAATCTGTTCATCAATTTCATAAAGCTTCACTTATTTCTCCTTCGGAGATCTGCTCTATGGAGAGCTGTGATATGCGATCCCCGGGCACTAGAACGGTCACCCTGCGCTTATATCCAAAGAGCCTTCTGAGCTTTCCTTCACGCACCTTGACTGTTCTGACTGTTGCGATGTCAGCGTTCATGTCTTCTTTGCTGACAGTGATCTTCAAATGTTCCGCCATGCGGACCTCCTATTTGGCGATTGCCGTCATGTTGTCAGCCACGGGGCGTGCTCGTTTTTGATGTCGTCTTCGTACTTTTTTAGGTTTTTCTTTGCGTCGTAGTAGGAGTGGGCGCAAGTATCTAACTTCTTACCCAGCTTCTTGCCGATCTGGTCGAATGTGAGGCCTTTGATAGCATGAAAGTAGAAGACGTCTGCCTGACCTGGTGGGAGAAGGGAATAGATGGTTTCTCTAACCCGTTCCGGTTCTTCCTCGGCAAGAAAAACTTCCTCGGCTGATGGATAGTTTGGGAGCTCTGAGTCCTTGTCTGGTTCGACGATGCGGTTTTCAAGAGAGAAAACCTTTGCCCACTTGCGGTCCTTTCTTGTGGCCTGATGATAATTGTTGTAATCCTGTGATCCGATAGCTTTTCTGAGGACTTTGGCATCATCCATTTCAGCGACTTCATCGGGTGATTTGCCTTCGTTTATAAGAAGGTCTCTGCATGACTGGATGAAGATGGCTTCTTGGTCATCCTGCACGTTGAAGGAGATGTTTTTCCCTTCACAGAAAATAGTTAGCTGCATCTGTCTGCTCCTTCGACAGGAGCAGGCTCAGACATGGCAGACTATCCGAAGGACGCTATAAGCCATGCCCGGCAGGTCTCCTGTCGGGTAGGCTCTGAGCGCCTCTATTTGGACTCGGTGTCAGAGCATGAGGAATGAGGATTTGTCCAAATGCGGCCTAATTGGGGCCACTAATCCTCGTTAGTCATGTGTTCGTGTGCTACCGGTAGCACTGGTTTCAGTCACCTGGTTCTTTGGGGCTCCAGGGCAGATTTGTCGTCAAGATATCTGATTTGCTGAGACTAGGCTTGCGTTATAGACCGAAACAGACCGGAACAGTCCGCAAGTATTTTTAGCCCTCATAAAATATGTGTCTGATGGTGGATTTTTAATTCTCATAAAACACGGCATATGTTTTTTGCTGTACAATAGAAGAAAACTGATCATCATGGTTGAAATATATATGATGGGTTTAGTCCCTTAAAGGGACTGTTTTTGGTATGGGGTGAATGTAGAGTTGAACTTTTCTGATTTCCTTTCGGTCTTATATAAAAACAGATCCTCGACAGTAACACGAAAAGATTTTTTCTTAAAATCTTTATTTCTAAGTACTGGAAACGAAATCAATTATTCCGATGATTACTACAAGCGATTATGTAATGGACAGAAACCTCTTACAGATGATATACGAAGGCTCTTTAAGATTTATGATTTTGATAGGGTAATGGATTATCTGAGATCATCTATCGATGAAAAAAGAGTCAATGAAGTTTTAACAGCTTTTGAAGTTGAAGAAGAAGAAAAAAGGGATTATGGTGTTCTCTGTGAGACCCTGGCGATTAAACTCCATCATTACATATTCAGTGATGATGATTTGGGACAGGCTCCAGTTTCGGAGATTTATTCATTTCTGATTGATGTGCATGGTAATGGCTCAATAGAATATGCAAAT